GACTATAAATTAATTTTGAAAGCTTCATGCGCCTACCTTAAAAATATAATCCGTAGTCAGATTCCATTTACAAAAACGTTACTATTAGGTTACAGTGATTGACCAAGTGATTGATACGGTGTCGTCTGCCCCCTTAGTAATAGCGGAAAACACACTTCGGCATAGCATGGTGCCAGCAGATGCAGCAGTGAATAGTCCAGCCTCAACGAGACTACCCGTTGCTGTTCCGGGTGGATAGATGCCGACGAAACTCATAACTGCACCAGAGGCTGTTTTTGTGGATAGAGCAACTCGCCCAGCTTCTGTTGTTAGTGCTGTTTGACCAGCCGCAGCAGCGGTACTTCCAGTTCCAACTGCCATATGAGTGATTGGATCAGCAGCAACGTCAGTAACATACTTAGCAATAAGTTGTTTGCCAGTATCAACTACCAAGTTATGCATATTAACCCGTTCGACTTCATTGTTGTTTGCATCATATCGAACAATTTCAACTGCACCTGTAAATTTTAAAGGATCACTAAAATTCATTTTTATCTCCGTTAAGATAGTGATTTAGACACATTTATATATGCAAAATTAAGACGAGAATTGATAATTAAATCCAGCTCTATTGTCGCCTATAGCAGTTTTGTCTGGTAAGACTGTAATTGTATAGTCTGCAATTTTAACAATCTGATTCATAGCAGAAACAACATCTTTAGTGTTTGGTGTAAATTTTATCAATAGCCTATCATCTTGAATAGCTGCGATGTTCAATCCTGTTATGGAAACAGTTCCGTTTTTGTAATCGACATTACCAATATCAGAATACTTGACAGTTTTTACTCCGGCATCGTTATAGTAATACAAAACAACATTTCCATTGGAATCATCTTCAAGATAGCAAACATAAGATTCACTTTCGATGTAAAATCCATTAGTGGATAAAGTTCCTGCTCTAATTGGAGTTATGAAAACCAAATCGTAAGAAGATGAAGAGTTATACCTAGGTTCCAATTCTCTTTGAGCTAGAACCGTCATATTGCTATTAATAATTGAAGGTTCGCTACTATCGATCAATTTTGTCAATTTTGAATATCTAAACACACCGTCGAATCTATCCAAACTATTATCGCTATAGTCGTTGATTTTCTGCTGAACTAGTGCTGATATATCACCAGAAGTGCGAATAGTTTCTCTTTCGTTATAATAAACAGTAACATTCAAAATAAGCTCAAGATACTGAGCATCTAAAATGACTGGTGTTATAGACACAACTTTTCTATTACGTAGAAAGCTAGTAATATCCGATCTTTGCGATTGTGTGAGTTTTTCATCGTTCTTCTGTGATACGCAAATGAAAACTTTACCATATTCAACAGGAACATTGTCCTCGCCACCCCAAACACATGCGGATTTTACATCAGCAAAGTTGCTAAGAATTAGAGTTTTATAATCGTCCGTAGTTACTGCTCGCTGTTGAGCATTGAATGAACGTCTGGCGTTAAATTTGATTGACTCCATGGATTCTGGGTCATCACCTCCATAACTAGGACCAACCATAGTAACGATAGAATTCACAGTCATTGTCTGCGAACCACCGTAAGTAAATGATTTTGATCCCGAGTAGGCTAATGTGCGTATACCATTACTAACAGAACCGTAAGAAATCATGTATCTAACGTTGATCATATTACCGAATGTTAATTTTTTACCGATAATACCGTCGCCAAATCGAATTCGATATAGGTAGTTTTCTATTTCGTTCACCCAATACACAGCAGATTCGTCAGTAACATTCAAAATGCTATCTGCTCTTGTGTATGTTGCGCTACGGGTCATAGATGTTGCGCTATCAAACACCAAAACTTTTATGGTATCTGTATCAACTCCAGAATTAGGTATAACAAAATTTTGTGGTTCGCTATAAACAAATGAATATGATAAATTTGAACCTGCTAGTAGCACAATATCATTGGCGACATACTCACTACCAACCAATTTTAGCGTTATACTCTCTGTGTTATAGAATGTGTAAGAACCAGTTGGTGAATTGGAAACAAATGGAGTGTATGCGTCAATCACTAACACATTTGGTTTGTTAGTTATAGACTCGACAGGAACAAATCTCAAGTTTACTTTTGCTTTAGAACATTTTGCTAATCGGTAGCTCTAGAAACAACGGAATCTCGTTTTGATGCAGAGTCTAAAAATGACTCATTAACAAGCATATTGTCATACAAAGCATTATAGTGCGTATTATATGCTAGAACGTCTAGAAGAACAGAAAGCCCTGATCCTTCGAAATTGTAATCTGAAAACTCACTTTGACTCTGTAAGAATGTCCTCAAATTGCTTTTAATTTCATCAAATTCCAATTCAGAGACAACTATCTTTTTGCTCATTATCGTGTCCTATCTAGCGTAAAAGCTACCGCCAAGGTAGTTTCTGTATTCTTAATTTTAAACAAAATTCCAATGTCAACCCGATTCTCTTCCTCATAGGGATCAATAACAACATCCAACACAATCACTCTAGGCTCGTAATTGTCAATCACATACTCTATAGCGCGCCTCAAAGTCAAAACTAGCATTGGTGTGTAGTTTTCAAAGAGAAGATTTCGAATAGGAGAACCCAACTCGCTATGAAATGGTCTTTCTCCATGCGAGGTCATTATCAAATTTTTAATGGAAGACTTGATAGCTTCCTCATCATATCGCTTGTAGATGTCTCCAGTGGAATCATTCACTGTAAAATTCAAATCCAAATCACTGAACACTCTTGTATTTCTAGACATACTAGTTACTTCTTTGTTTAGCCGCACAATCAAAAAAATTTGACAGTGCATAAAAATTCTTGTAAAGTTGGGTATAATTGAAAAGATTCCTTTAGGTACTCTTCAGGTCTATATAACTTTAGCTATTTAGTTATTCAATCCAAGAAAAGTCCGTGGACGAAGTACACGGACATCCCGAAGGGATCATGATATATGCTAAAGAAAATTATACCGCTTATTTTGTTGCTGATTACAAACAATATTTATGCACTCAATTTGAGTTCAAAATATGTAGCTGTCTACAACGAAACAAATAATAAAGTGCTCTATCAAAAAAATAGTAACACTCAAGTCCCTATAGCATCCATTACAAAACTATTGACTGCAATAGTAACACTAGAGTCGAATCAAGACCTCAATCAAACAATTACCATAACAAACAACGATAAAGATTACTTGAAACATACGTGGTCTAGGTTGTATGTAGGCACAAAGCTAACAAAACAAAATGCTTTACTCTTGATGTTAATGTCATCAGAGAACAGAGCGGCTAGCGCATTACTAAGAAATTATCCGGGAGGATATGCTAAAGGAATCCTAGCAATCCAAAACAAAATACAAGCACTAAACCTTCAGCACACAAGAATTGTTGATGCTAATGGATTAAATCCACAAAATGTGTCGTCTAGTACAGACCTTTTAAAAATAGTAAAATATGCAGCAAAATTTGATAAAATTAGGCAGTTTTCCACATCAAAACGATACAATTTCGATAAAAAATTGTACATAAATTCAAACCCTATAGTTCGATACAATTCCTTCAATAACATTACTCTATCAAAAACAGGATTCATCAATGAAGCAGGTATGTGTTTAGTTATGCGTGTAAAAATAAAGAGTAGTACCTACATCATGGTATTTTTAGGTAGCCCGTCCAAGCAAAGTAGAGTCAATGACGCCAAAGCAACCTATAGGTGGTTGAAGACATTATAGCAACAAGTATTTTCCAAACGGAGATACCCTTACATGGTTCTTCATGGTGAAGGATTGCTTTCGCGGTCCTCTATAATTAAAGGACACATGAACCCATACAGTCGATGACCCACTATATTCAAGTAATAATTGATCGTAAGGTACTAGCTTTTGTATTTCATGCACAGCATCATACACTTGCTTTTTGCTAAATCCTTTGAACACTAAATCTGCCGCCTCACCATTATAGTGCTGACTTCTTGCAGATGATCCGGGTACATCTCCGGGTCTTCTAAATCCAGATGTTATAATGATGTTTGGATACTGCTCTAGTATGGGTTCTAAGCAGCTTTCACAGAGTCCTTTTAAATTACATGCAATCTGCTGTTTGGTCAATCCAACTTGATCTCTCAATGTTCTGCTACCATTTGCTGTTAAGCCTAGCAAATTAAAGTTTTTGCTTAGTTGCAAATTCTTGGGTATATCATTCATACCAAAAATTATGTCACATGAACTAACGGGCGGTTGAATAGTGTTTTTAGGTAACACCTCAGTGGATTCTTTTACATCTGTCGATTTAACTGGAGCCGATTCGGATTTTGATAATGTGCCACCATCAATCCTAGCTTGTCTAAATGCTGTGCTATCACCCTCATCCGGCGTTTCATATACAGACGCTTCTCTAAATGTTCTTGTTGGAACACTTAGCTCACTCATAACAATATTTGTAGGTGTTGCTGTTGGTGGTAGTTGGCTTAAATCCACACCCGTTGTTTGCGCATTAGCAGCAAATGAACCAAAGCTACCACTTGTGTAACCAACATTTAATGTGCTATCTGATTTAATATTTACCTCGGCACCTTGAATATTCAAAGGACCATGGCTTTTCAGATTGAAGGATTGCGTTTCAAACGTCATGGATGTGGCGCTAGCTTTTAAATCATTAGCAACCATCAAGTTTGCATTTCCAGACACTCTAACATTTGCATCGTTGAGTATATTGATATTTGCTGCACCGCTTATTGATACATCCATTGTACCGGAAACATTTAGCGTGCTTGCTCCGCGCACATTGACATTCAAATTGCCGTTGATATACACATAGCCATTTCGCTCAAGAATTTCAAAGGAATCACCCACAATCCTATTGACTTGTGTTCCATTGCAGTCTATTTCTGTGTAAGTGCCCGCTTTGTGATAAATGTGTACGCGCTCGCTACCTTGTGTGTCATCAAACTCTAGCAAATGTCCGGATTCACTTGCAAACACTTTATTGAATGGATATTCAGAATTATATGGAATTTCTGGTTGGCTCCATGTAACAGGAGACCCATCTGCATTAGCACCATTTGCAACAGGAATATTAACCACTCTAGCGGCTTCTTTAAAAGCAACAACCGTAGAACCTACATCCTCATGCCGCGCCAGCTTATTGGTATCGGGTTCATTCATGTATAATGGATATTTTCCATTAGGAGACATAAACGCATCATCAGTGACTACTTGTTCCTGTACTGGCGGTTTATCAGTAGCAGTTGTTGGCATTCCATCTCTTAGGAATAATGTTTTTTCTACTGCTCGACGTTTCTTTTGATTGTTATTTACTGCAAGTGCTTGTATGCTCACTGCCGCTTGAGCATAGTTGCTAGTGTTTACTTGTTGTAATATGTCCGATTGAGAAAATGCAGATTTGCCTAGTGAGTTATTAACCAACACTAGAGCGTCTACCATTGATTGTGTAATGGGTGCTCTAACAAGTTGCTGAATCTGTAGAAATGACTCATCCAGATCAAGCTTTAGTTGTGCTTCGGCTTTTTCCTGAGTTATCTTTGCGTCTTGAGCGACAGGAGAACCATCAATAACTTTGCTTCCATACCCTATAAGATAGGCATTAAGCGTTTCTGAAAATACAGCAGTTTCTTTGAATGGTTCAAATGATTTTGCAATACCAATAATGTCCGAGCTATAAGACTTTATTAACGATACTGGTGTTACGGTATAGAAGTTTGTTTGTGTGTATTCTGTAATGCTTTCGCCTTCGGTAGGTATTCCACCGATAGACCCAAGCATAATAGGTATTTGCTTGAATTTGTCTCTAAACGTAACACACACCCAAGATCCTTCAACTAGACCTACGGGCGCGTGACCGATTCCTGAAATTGCAGCAGACGTTATTGGTTGTATTGGATATGCCCATGGCAAATCATCCGTAGATAATTCGTCTCGTGAGCTGGAGTGCAGTCCAACTATGCGAACTTTACACCTACCCAATTTCAACGGATCATTTCTGTCTTCAACTATACCAAAGTAAATCATTATTATCCTATATCGTTGACTCTTTTATCAGAGTCATTATTGCTCTATGTTTAGATGGAAGTGTTACGAGATGATTTATTTCTGCTATTATATATTTACCCGATAATAATGGATCAAGAATCGATGTGTCATCTGAATTTTGGTCGATCATCGTATCTCTAGGCACTTTTACATACACGGGATAACCAACTGTGTAATCCGTTCGCCCAGCAACCTCTATTTTTATAGTGTTGTAATTTGCACAGTTCAATCTTGCCATTCGTTTCTGGTCGGCATCCAAGTGTGCTCCACCAACTACGTCATCAAATAATCCATAGTGTTTTATTCCATTAGTTTTGATGTTCATTGCACTTTGCGATAATGAAGAAGTGAATGGATCGTACTTATTTAATCGTATTCTACTCGTATCTTGCGAAAAAATATATTCGTTGCTTTTGTGTTTTTTAAGGGTTATGTTGTATGTGCTTTGGTGTGATCCGAACACACCCTCAATATTGTTCTGATAATAATCGAACAAATTCACAGATTCGATGTTAATTATTCTATTATATTTTTGGTGTGTATTGTCTTTCGATCCATTCGCATTGTTGTCTTTAATAAATGTTTGTATTTCTTGACCACTATACATTTTCTCTATAGAGATGAAATTGAATCCATCTCTATTTTCAAAAAGTGTGTACGCCGGAGAGCCATCCTCAGACACGGCATTATTTTTTAGATACTCCAAATTCTCTAGCGGCGTCCAGTAATTCGATATGTATTTGATGCTATTTGATGTTGGTTGAATAATCCTATCCTTTTTCGCTGAAAGACCATATTTTGAGTTTGTCATTATGTCTTCAACTATCTCGGAGATTTTTCCGTTGAATGCTCTACTAGAACGCACATTTGCATTTATGAATGCTTCTGCGGAAATCCCATGTAGCATGTATGAGCTTCTTCTATCGGCGCTTTGAAATTTGTCAGTAACCTTATAAATGTGAAATGCAAAATCCAACTTATTTTTATTATTGGTGATAGACGGTGTACTAGCAGTGATGTTTAATATTTCCTCGCCTCTTATTGGTATAGTATTTAACAAGTCGATAGAGTCTTCTATAAATATTTTTGCTGTTGTAAATGGGTAAAAAATAGACTCAAATATTTCAATTTTTAAAACGGATGAAAGATCCAATGCCCGAGCAGAGTTATTTGCTCCGCTAACTAGACCAATTAGCGTAATATTTTCTACATCGATATGTCCAGCAAATTGGATCGGCTCGGACATCACATCAATTCTCTAAAATTTTTTATTATGGTGGTTAACAATTTTGGAGAGATTAATTTTATTCTTCTCTTGCTTTCGTTGACTTTGATTTCGTAGTCATATGCCGTTACCTTTGTTTTGTTCCCGACATAATTTAGCGGAGATGTAGGATTCGTTTCGTCGTAATACACAACGTCACCTACAGAATTAACCCAATACATTGTTTTGTTAATAGCATTGGATAGCGAACCATATGTATGCTTTATGTATTGGTCTAATTCATTTTGAGTCATGGGAAAGTCTTGAATATAATCGTATCGTTCATTTGCTAACATGACAATCCAATGATAAAAAGGAGAACCATACACCTTTTCTGCTATAATTTCGGGCGTTTCGCCATCGACTATGTCATACTCATCATATAACGTGATGTCTTTTAGAAGCTCCTTTCTAAATCTCACGTTTCTTGTGATGTCTTTCAGCAAATAGGATATGCTCTCATTATCACTAGAGAAATCGTAAACTATGTTTGGAAAGCCCTTGAAATAATTCATCAGTACCCAGCCTCGGCATCTTGTTTCGTTACAATATCTAGTTCTCTAAACATTAACTGTACAGTAACTCTCACGGGTGCGCCATTGGAATTAAAGAATGAAAACTGACCGTCTGGTGTATAGCTAATAGACATAGTTTCTAAAACGCACGATATATGTTTGTGTATGTATTTGTTTTCCTCTGCGCCCATGTAATATATGATATCGAACTCTGAGGGATATGTGAACAAAAATTGATCAGTATCCTTGTATTCTGGTAGCATGTTGGCTTTAAACGTGGATATTATTCTTTGAATATTTTCCAGTTCAGCTTCATCTTTTGCAAAAAAATTATAGGTGTATCCGAATGTTCTTGGATCTACACCCGCAAATACTGCTTGAGTTTTTGGGTTTGCTGCAACACCAGATAAAACGGAAAGCGTGCCTCCACCCGGCAACAAATTTAAAGCTGCACCTTTAACAAAAGAATTTGCTCTACTGGTAATAGA